ATGACGTTCCTGATGATAACCATCCTAAAACAAAGAAGTTTACAACAGAGATGTCAAAATTAAATAGTTCTGTAAACGGAGAAAGTAACATTAAAAACCACCCTACATGAAATCCCATGCACATTGGGCACTCAAACAATTTTCGAAGTCTTCCCCTTTTAGGTCTCCACCGATCAAATAGTTTGCCGTAAACCAATATTTGGGTCAGGCCATAAGCCACTAAAATGAATGTTAATATTTCCATTATGGAGTCCCGGTTACAGTTTTCTTGTTAAAGTTATCCGCGATATACAATTGAAGTCTTTGTGTAATATCAATATCCTCTAGTTTGGTGTCGTCAGGATCCTTTTCTAAAGTTTTTGCTAGATTTGCTAAAAAGGCATTTTCTATAGGATCGTCAACTATTTGAGAAACATCATCATCAACATTTAAAAATTTTAATGCTGTTCCTTGTGTCGCCTCGTCTGGGAGGGCATAGGCACTTTTTGCAAGATCGAACATTGATTTTGCCGCGGCCAACCCAGGAACTTTACCCACTATTTCATCAACGATTGCACTTTTTGCCGCATCTATGACACCGCCCTTCAGTTGCTCCCCTCTCTTTTTAAGTTGAGCGGTCTGTATCAGGGCCCGTAAATCCCCCACTGTCTGTACGTCTCTCACGGTTTTCATCGGGGGCCCCTCTTCGGTGGGCTCTTTCTGGCCTCCAAATCCTAGAATTTCATCTAAAAATGAATGCCAGTTTTCCATTATTAATTTCATTGTAGACACGGTGAGACCTCTAAATAGTATAAAGGTAATTCAAGGAGTAGGGATCTCGGATATAAGCTGTACGGATAGAACCCTGCTCGACTTCTTGCGGGACCTCTCCTAGCTCGGTAGAATCTGTGTTGTCAGGATGGGTTAGCTCGTCGTCTGCCATAGAGACAATAGCTTCCGTATTCTCGAAGTAGGGACGCTCTTCATCCACAAAGGTGGATATATTGATTAAGGCGAGCTTCGGAGCGTTTATTTCTTTCGAAGACGCATTTTCTAAAGTAGCTTCCAAGGAACCATAAAAGGAGCCGGCCTGAATTGATTCTGGTATCACAATTCCTTTTTTGTGTAAAAAGGAAAATAGTCTGTTTTGAGCCCCGTATACTAAATCGTTCATTGTATCTTTAGGAAAGGTGACCACTTTATTATTAGTAGGGGACAAGACGATATCAATGTCTCCATGATCAAAAATCATTACGTCGCCATTTAAACTTTGTCTGGCATTAAGTTCGAGTCTGACTTTCTTCTCGTTGGCTTTGGCACCAATTTTAATTACTATCGCCATTTTCACCTAATTCCTTTACAAGTGTTTGCGTTTTTAATATGGTGATCAAGACTTCTTGATTAATATTGGTCTTCGCAAAACTTTTTAATTCTTCAATAAGCTGTTCAGTGTTCGTGCGCATGCGTTCGTCGGACTTGATAATGTCTTCTTCTTTGGCCTTGGTGAGTTTTTCTTTAAGGCGCGAGATCTCTTCATTCAAAAAGATCTTCAATTCTAAAGCATTGTCGGCAAAAGATGTAATGTAATAAGTTAGAAGAGTTTTTTGTTCTTCCAGTAATGTCGATTCATACTTCTCATTAAATTTCTGCACAACAGACTTATAAACAATATCGTCGATGTGTTCTAAATTGGGGTCGGTCGGTTTGGTCGCTAGCATTCTCTGCATCACTTGGTTCTCTAAAATTACTTTATTTTTAGGGGAGACCTTTGAGGAAAACATTTGATTGATAGTCGCAATGGTTTTATAGTTGGGAACAAAATTATTGAAGACACTGGGAGATATTTTCTGATTTACATCTTTGATGAGGGCGGTCTGCTTTTTAAAAAGCTCTCCCGGATCAATTAATCTTTTTTGCAATGTGGCTTCTTTTAAAATCTTCTCGGAAATATGAGCACTCAAGTTTTGACTTTCATATAAAGAACGATAACAATCGAGATCCTTTCTTAAGACGCTCTCTGTACCAAAGTGCTTTTTAATAAGTTCTACCACCTTGCCTCTCTTCAGGCGATCTTGCTTCAATATAGCAGTCGTTCCTTCTCTAACGAGAGCCTCATAAACAAAAGCTGTGTTACGTTTTTTATTATGCTTTACTTTCATCTTGATTCTCCGTTAAAACTGTGCTGTTGTTTTCTAAATCTTCTATAAGTTTGAGTACTGAGGTGTTGACGTTGAAAAGTCTTTTTTCCTCGGACACTTCCTTCAAAGTATAAATAGATTGATCTTCTTCATAAATACCTGTTGCTACGCCGTCCATCCCGATTAAACTTTTAATGTTTCCATAACCCGGCATTATATTGCGTGCGGTGGAACTGCTTTTTTCTTTGGAATATTTGGCAGCATACGATCTGGTTCGGGCGCCCCCTTTGCGCTTGTCGCTCGTGACGGGGTGATATACTTTGCCTTTCGCTCCTGGGGTAAGGCGCGGCGCATTGCGGGATCCCGGAGGCACCGCCAACAATGCGGACTCTTCTCCGCCGCCGGCTTCGGCTCCCATCTCTTCGCCGCCTGCTTCTGCGGCCGGCATCTCCATGGGTTCTTCCATGCCGCCTCCCATATCGCCGCCGCCTAGATCCTCGCCGCCAAGGGCGCCGGCTGTTTCACCGGCTACAGCTTGCTCGGCCACTTGCTGGAGGGCTGCGTCATGCTTGCGATCATAATACATTTCTCGCTGATTGCGGATAAACTCTTCGTGAGACATCCCGAAGATCTTTTCAGTAACCCAACGCCTAGAAAAATAGCCTTCTGTGGCCGAAGCCGCAATATCAAACTTCTGCTTCCAGTGCTCGATTTCCTGCAGTTCCGAAATCTTGGAGGGGTTGTTAAGGTGTAAGCTGAATGACAAAAGATCATCACCTCTAAATCCTAAAGTATAAAGGTGGATAATTCCAATTTTAGTAAGCTCCGCAATAATAACGCGCTGCAGTCGTTGGATAGTGCGCGAGAAACGAATGTCCTTTTGTGCTAATGTTGTCTTGTCTTCTTCCGCCCCTTCGCCCATACTCAAATATGACTGCGGGATCTTAAGGGCCGAGAACAACTTGTCTCTCAGATACTTGATATCATCAATTTGGGTAATGTTCTCGGCGCCCTTTAGTGTTTGAATGTCCGTTACTGACCCCGGGCGGATAGGAATAAAATAATCTTCTTCAATAGACATAGGATTATAACGAAGATCAACTTTCCCACTTGAGGGATCCACGATGCTGTGGCGCTTAAGCTGAGTCACAACCTTTTCCATGTACTGTTCAACGTCTTGTGGTGGGATAGCACCCACATCAATCTTAAAGACACGTCGTTCGGACGAACGCACAACTCGATAGGCCATCATGGCGTCTTCCATTAATACAAGCTGGCGCCAAATACGCCGGCATGCTTCCAAGATGGACGTTCCATAGGGCGAATATTTATCATTACCAAGGATACGGAAGTGAGCGATTTGCCAGTTTTCAAAAGTCATGCCGGCAGTGTTCCACTGATATTGAACATAATTGGGGTTAGTGGAATCCTTTCCTTCTAATCTTTCGATTTCTTGGACCGGGAGCGCAATCACTGACTGTACTCCATACTTATCATCAATGTCTAAGTACAAGAAAAAGTCTCCATACTTACACATGGTGCGTGCCCAACCAAAAAGATTGTATTCTAAGTTTAAAATATTACTATACAAAACCGAGAGGACTGCTCTAAGCTCTTCGTTCGGACAATCGATGTTAAGCATTGGTCGAAGATCGGAATAAGTCGTCATCTCATCTGCATAGATATCCATGGTGGATGCAATCTCAGGCATGTATTCCATCTGGTCAAAATCTACATATCTTTCCGTACGGCGCTGGTTGGCGATGGCGGCTGTGGCCACCACGTCGAGAGGGTTGTACAGTGCCTTCTTAAACTGTTGTCCCGATGCCGATTTAAATCTAGAAGAAAATTTATCTAAATGCTGGCGTCTAATGCGGCGCCCCGACTGCGATCTATAATTAATGATCGGACCCGAGAAAAGTCGGGTGAGGGCTTTGAAGAGATCGGTCTGTCTATTTTTTGGGTTATTGTTTGGTGGCATTTATTTTCTCACTTAATTATCCACTTATACTGATTATATATATCAGCGGCTTCTGACATCTTATCAAAAATATTATCTTTTTTGTAGCCTTCTTGGCCTTGGATTCGAGTGTTCAGTGTTGTTTTAGAAGTTATAATGGAACTTAAGAATGCTTTTTGATAATTTAAATCGCGTGCACTAGACTGGATGGCGGTGTCTCGTACCCAACATGCAATTGCTAAAGCCATAATCAAGTCGTCATGATATCCTTTCATTGCTTGTGGTTTTCCATTCTTCCAAATAAAGGTTTTCATTTCGTTTGCCGTACGAGATGAATACACTTTAATTAGTTTATTTCTGATAAACTCTTCTAATTTCGCTATGATAAGAGGGCGTGTCTTCATCGTGGTTGTAAAGCCTGGGACTGCGCTAGTTCTTATTTCAGCTTGGTATTGCTCAATGTATTCGTGAGTGGACTTAACCGAATGATATAAATTAGGGTAGGCGTGCTCCAACAATTTATCTAAGACCGTGTATCCCACATTATTATTTTCTACTACGAGCATCGCATTTCCAAACTCCCTACCTACTTGATTAAGCATATTCGCGAACATATCTAAAGTTGGTTTTCCCTGATACTCACCTACCACTTCTAAGGTTTCCAGTTGGACAATATGAAAAGTAGAGTAATCGGCGCCATCGCCGCGAGCAACATCCGCGACCATCAAATAATTGCATGTGGGATCAAATTCTTCCCAAATCCAAAAGTTACGATCAAAAGCCGTTCGATGCTTGGGCTCCTTTATGGTTGATAAGAGCCACTCCATACAGCTGGGATCAATAACCGTTTCTCCGGATGTGTTGAAGTTGCATTGTAATTCCTGTGCAATCTGTCGGCGCGACATATTTTTGGTTTCTTTCTTATACCACGCTTCGTCTCTGTCGGGGTGAACGTCCCAAGGAAGAGTTGTAAGGTGAAAGTTATTAGTACGAGCCATCGCATCTGTGCACGTTTTGTGAAACCAATTGCCGACACCATTAGGGGTTGAGAGAGCAATGCAGCGACCACCTGTTGAAAGTGTGGGATATAGCCCTGTCCACAGCTCTTCTAGATTTTCAATGTGTGCTGCCTCATCCAGCACCAGCAGGGAGAGCGCTTCGGAACGGCCGGCGTCTCCCGAAGTCGAGGCCGCCTTAATGGAAGAACCATTAGATAATTCGAAGGAGGTTCTATTGTCTACCGAGATGGTGGCGATACAAAGCCAGTCAGGCACGTTCCGCATAATACTTTTAACTTTCTTCACAAGGTTGCCTGCTGTTGCAAATTTAGTGGCCATAACTAGAATAGCTTTGTCCCGATGAAACAACATCATCCACACGATGTAGCCGGCTGTAATCGTTGAAATTCCCAGTTGGCGCGCCTTTAGGATGACATTGAAACGATAATCGTTGAACTCTTTGAGAAGTGTGTCTTGGAAATCATATGTATCAAATAAAATTTGCCCATGCATCGGGTGTGATATGTGGGCATACGTGTTAAGAAAGTAAGAAGGGTCTTTTCCGCATTTTAATATCTCTTTGACTTTTTGTTTTTTGTCTAATTGAAAACTCATTTAACATTTATTCTCGGTAATCCTCTGGGTGCTCTATGGTATCCATCAAAGTCTCCAGGCCATTTATAACTTGTTGTCCTATTGCCATAGATTGTTGATCTTCAAACTCTTCAAACGCATCTTGAAGATCATGATAGGCTTGTTCGATGCGCTGCACTAACGTGTGTCGTTCGACTCCCGCATCACGCACATCATAAGTTTCATCCTCGTCCCCCATATCGTGATAGTGTCCTTCCCTCAGTGTTTCTGTAATTAAGGACATTAATTCTTCCAGTCGGAACCCTGCTGCTGGGCGCCCTTCGGCGCCGGGAGTATAGAGCGTTTCTTCGCCGGGATAGTCTGGGTCTCCTGGCGATGACAACTCAACTCCAGGCAATTTCTCAAATGCCAATTGGAAGATCTCGGATACTTCTTCGGGATCTTTCCCGTGAATGAGTTCACCAATTGTGGCAGCAAGTTCGTCATGGCTCATCTCCGGACGTGGGGGCTTCTCCATTGGGAAGATATCGCTGCCTTCAGGGTCGGCTTCGGTTCCAGGCACTTCGGGCGGTGGTGGAGTTTCGCGCGGGTCATCACCCATCCAATCGGGCTTGGGGCCCCCTTTAATATGAGCAATTAAATCATCAACTTTGGCTTCATCTATGCCTTCTTCGCGGACATATTCTTCAAGGACAATACGATAAAGATCGCTGCGAGAAATATTCATTACTATTTCTTCCTGGTATCATTCTTGGGGCGCTTCCCTTTCCAGCCTCCTTGATCTAAGAATGATTTCCAACTCGTGTCTAAACGATTTTTGGATTCTGCATCTATGTTCATTTCGGAAACTAATCCCCCTACTTTGTAGTGGCGTTGTGCAGTCACCCAAGAACGCACTCGGGATGAATTTTCAACGCGAATATCGACATCCCCTTCTTGGGTGAGTGTTACTGAGTTTCCAGTAATCTTGCGATATTCTTTTTTAAGCCAACCAGAAATATCACCAATTCTTTGATCAATTTCTTCTTCAAATCCGCCGGCGTATACTTCTTTAAGCTGGATCTCCGACTGATATGAAAGACACATCATGTCACCATAAAACTTAACGTTAAAGCCGTCCATTACCCGTTGATCTATAAGAGCATTCCCCTCTTCTCTACGCAGGATGTCTGTCTTTACGGGCTCATAATCTTCGCCAAGCGCACCATCATACGCATTTGCCGCTGCTTGTGCGAGTCCTTGCACGATTTCATATATTGTAGCCATTCATAATTCCTCTTTTTGTGTGGATTGTTTGGGTCGCCAACCTTGTAACCATCTTTCCTCCCTATCTTCAACATATTGAACGTAGCAATTATGACAACAATCAAATTTGATGAAGCAGACATCATCCATAGATTTCTGTGGAAATGTTCCGCAGATAGGACAATTTTTCAAAGGTTCTCTATTAAGTAGTTTTTTTGATATCTTAATCCCATTAATATCGATTTTCTCTTGGTGCTCTTCATTTTTCTTTATCTTGCTGTAACATTCTCGCATCTGTTGAAGATATTCTTCTTCTTTGGTGGGATTCCAATCTCCCCTAATATTGTGCACAGCTTCCTGGCCATACTTTTTGGAGATGGCATTTTCAATAGCCGCCACTCGATTTAGATCTTTATTTTTCATCGAACGCTTTATACGCTCCATATGTGGCAGCGGACCCTACTACTATGCCTCCGATAAGCCACCATGTCTTGTTACGTGGAGATGTCTTTTTTAATGATTTAACCAGTGCGTTAATTTCTTTATCTTTTTGGGTGATAAATAAATCATATTCTGCGGTCAACGCTTTATGTTCTATCCGCAAACTCTCTAAGTCATATTTATGTAGCTCTTGTTGTTTGCTCAACTCATATTGAACTAAGCTGTCACATGCATAAGCAAAACGGTCATACCCAGATAGGAGTTCTGCGGTGGCCTGCTTATTAAACAAAACGCCCTCAAAGGGGGCGCACTGGCGGTGTCCCAGAATGGTAAACTGGGCTGGCTCAGCATTAGCCGAGAGCGTAAACATGAAGAGGAGATTAAGGAGCCACATATTCAAAGCCAAGAGTGATCTCTATATCTTTAATTAGTCCTTCTTTATCTTCGCTGAACTTTCTTGCGTATTCTCCAGTTTTCTTTTGTCGTTCCTTTTCCAATTGTCGTAATGTGGTTTCATAATCTTCTTCAATCACAGCAATAGACTCTAAATAGCTTTCCATGAGAAGTTGCTTCTCTTCTAATTCTTGTTGATGAATTTCTTTGAGACCTTCGATTTGTGCTGCTGTAGATTCGAGTTGAGTAGCATAGGCGGACTCCATCAAATGATAGTCATATCGAGTCTTAAGTATTACCACAGCCGCCAGTAAGACTATGAGGATTGCTTTCCAATGTTTAAGGGCAAATTCTAAAATATGCTTCTTAATCATTGTGCCCCCGCAATCTAGCAATGGCGTCAATAATTGTTTGACCCCCGATATAGATCGCTGAGATGATTACCCAATCCTCACTGGTCACATGACCTGTGAATGTTAGTGTTGTTGCTGTTGACCATACTAGCAGCTTACGTGATGTTAGTTTTGCTAGCCATGTGTCAACGAATGCTTTTGTTGTTGCCATCATTTTCTCCTCACTTTAATAACTCTACCTGAGTCCTCTTTGTCCGGTCAACCATCTTCTTCTATTTTCGACCTACACATCTCTTCCGCTTCTGCGGCAGATAGGCCGTCGTCGCGCTGGGAAGTCGGCTTATCTTTTTGTGCGCATGCCCAACGTCGCTGCTTCTCCGATGATACTTCCGAAATGGTTGCTGCCCACTCTTCGTGTTCTTGATCGGGATGAGCTTCCTTGCAGGACTCGCCGGGGTGTTCTTTATCTTCTTGAAGATAGACCTCAAGCTCTTCCTTGATGATTTGGTTGAGATGTGATTTCGTGACTTTCATTGTTCGATACCTTATGCCAGCATGATTAACCGTTCTAAGTTTACGCCTGCCTCTTGAAACGCTCTCAGAACAGATACATAATCATCTGTCAATTCCGGGTTGGACGGTCCCATCGCATGCACTGCATCACTCAAGTCATAGCATAGCTGGCTTACTCTTTCTTGTTCGGGCGTGAGTTCACCGCCCAATTGTTCCTTAATCTCTTCTTCGATAATCTTCTTTAGATGTGATTTGGTGATTTTCATTTTCTGGGGCCCCCCAATCTATCATGGACGCTACCACCAATCCCAAGACGCTTTTTAAGTTTCCACGGGTCTTCGGTGGGGGCGGAAATTCTTAGGGGCTCTTCTTCGTCGGCCACAAGATCGCGTACTGTTTCGATCACATCTACCGGATTGGTTCCCCCTTCTTCATCCCCGGTCATATATAGCATAGCCTTTTCAATCAATCCCATTACATTCCTTAATTTTTTAAATGCCTCCTCTTCAGGAGTGGGCTCGTCTATCGTGTAGGTCTCGCCCCCGATTGTAAGGGCCTCTTGCATTTCTTTTTTGCTTGTTACTCTAACATGAATATCCGACTTGGCTGCAAAGGATTTCGCGGCGTCCTTGGACTTGAATGTCTTGGCTTGCCCCAACGAACCAAACTTGGGATTACTGGAGGAACCACCGATCACAAACTTTTCCGCGAAGGTAACCCCAGATCTTTCTAGTACCCAGGCTTCTTCTGTTTCTAATAAACTTTCAACTTCTTCTTTAATAATATCAGTCTTCTCATCCATAAAATAACGAGGATCAAATCTTCTTGTGTTTTTACGTCTAGCCATTGTAATCTCCTATGTTGCTAATCCATTCATGCTTAGTATTCTTTCATATCACTTCTGACATCGCTATCGATCCGTGCCAAATCTGCAATCTCTTGATGTAGTGGCATCACAGTTTCAAAACTACCGGGCTTCGCATGAAGCGCAGTCTCAATAAG